TATCAAAGCAAAGTTAGCCTTTGCATCTTGCCCAGCATCAAAATGGAACGGTGTTCTTTCAATGGAAGAACAGATTGAGTTCAAACGATTCTTGCTTGATATGAAGGCACAAGGACGTTTAGAACAGAAAGATATGCTTAAGTTCTATTCGTTCAAGGACAAGGCTACAGGAGCGTTCAACGAGCGTTCAACGTGTCCACCTTGCGTTAAGAAAGACATCAATACGTTTTTAGAATCAATGAAGGACGTCGATGTCGATTTGAACAATTAGAAACTTAAAACTTGTTAGGCAACTTTTGACACAACAAATGTATCTTTGTATTGTCAAACCTCACAAGCTAACCCTCTTTTGTTTTAGGTTTGACGACTAAAAACAATTGGGGGTTATTTTTTTGAATTGAAAATGAAAACAACTGGATAAGAACAACAATCGCCTTCGTAAGTCACAGCGAAGTAACCAATGACTACACTTGCAATACATCAATGCTTGGATCGTGCAACTGCCCTTTTAAGGGCGAGAGTAATCTTTTTGGGGGACTTTTTCTTTTGTTCTTTCTTTATAGTGCTTACACGTTTTCTTTGTTCTTTTCTTTTCTTTTGACATTTAGTGACATACTTATAAATTTAATGACATAAAATGACACATTGCGGTTGTGACGTAAACAAGAAAGAACAATATACTTGTTCATTGTGTAATCAATTATTCTGTGGTAAACATATTTACTTCTATATTGACGAATCAAACATAGCAATAACAAGAAATTCAAAACCTCATTGTGAAACTTGCTATAAAATCAAATACAAAAAATGATAATAATTCCAGCTCAACTCGAATCAGTAGGTACGCGAAAGGACAAGACGCTCAAACTAACCTTTGGAACAAATGAACTTTCACCTGCTCAAGCGTCAGAACTATTCACAATAGCAAATCAGTTTGGTTATCTTGCTTTCAAAGACGAAGACTTCAAACGCGAAGAACTGGACGCGGTAGAAAGTCTTAAGAGTGAACTTGAAGATACGTTAAAGAAACCTTCACAACGTCTTAGAGGTGTTCTATTCAGACTATTCGAACAAGACAACGATGGCTTCAAAACATTCTCGAAATACTACGACTCAAGAATGGAACAACTTATTAACCATTACAAAGGAAAATTAGGGTAGTTCTTATATTTACATTGTAAGATACAATTACTTTCAACAAATGCCATTCGAAAAAGGACAAAGCGGAAACCCGAAAGGAAAACCAAAAGGAGCTGTTTCACACAAGACCGAAATGTGGAATCAGTTAGGTGACTACGTCGTGACGCAAGGGGCGGAGCGCGCGATGTCGGTTCTTCATTCAATGGACGACGAAGACTATCTTCATCACTACCTTGCAATGCTCGAATATTTCAAACCTAAACAGGCGCGAACCGTTCACGCAGGCGACAGCGAAGCACCAGTACAAATCATCATAAACGACAAGTTATGAGTAAAGCTACTTTGACATTTGACCTTTCAGATTCCAACGATCGTGTGGAGTTCAACAGAATAACAAAGGCTCGCGATATGGCGATGTTACTTTGGGAAATAGACATGAACGGTTACCGCAAGTTCACGAAGTACAACGACAGGCAAGAAGGCGCGTATCAAGAAGGAATCGAAGAAGTGTTTGAATACTTTCGCGCATTGCTTAGCCATCATGAAATCGACATTGAACAATTGATTGTGTGATAGTGGAAAATAATAGACAGAATAAGCGTTATAGTGGAAAATAAACGACAAACAAAATAAAAAAATGCCAATACCAATACCAAATTCAACAGAACCAAAAGATGAATTTATCGTTCGTTGCATGAGCGACGAAACAATGGTTGTTGAATATACAGATTCAACGCAACGTTACGCGGTTTGTATTAACACATACACAGAGAACAAATGAGCGACAACAAATTAAACTTTTTGCGTTCGCAAATCGCGATGTTCCACCCAGAGTGGACGAAGGAACAGGTACACATGGAAGCAATCAGAGTACACGAAGAAGCGAACACAATCGACGACGACGACGAAGGTTGTCTTTATTGCGGATCTTAAACGAATAAATACGGATAAATGAGCATAAAAGTAAGTATACCAGCTGACTATTCTTCGATTAGCGTCAAGCAATACGTTGACTACCACAACGCGAAAAACGACATCGACAAGTTGGTTAGCATCAGTAACCTACTGAAAGAACAGGCGGAGCAGATACCCTTCCAACACTTGCCGACATTAGTCGCAGCGTTCGAAGAAACACTATTGAATGAATCAGCAAAGTTCTTTGAAACGATAACTATCAAAGACAAAGACTTTGGGTTTATCCCTGACCTGTATTCTATCTCAATGGGTGAGTACGCTGATATTTCAACTTGGGCAGCAAACGTAGGTGAGAACATGGTTAAGATTATGGGAACGCTTTACAGACCTATCGACAAGCGTGTTGGTTCGAAATACACAATAGTACCTCACAGCAAAGCAAACAGAGAGTTAGTTGAAGGCTACGTTGAGCAGATGACACTTGAACAATTTAACGGTGCGATGCTTTTTTTTTCGACTTTGCTCAACGAACTAAGCAACATTTCGCTAGACTATTTGGAGAACGAGGTGAAGAAGTTGACGCAGGAACTGACGGAGCAATTGAAGACAGAGACAACCTAAACCAAGTGCTTGGAAGATACGGTTGGTATCACCTTTTTATGGAAGCCTGCGGACGTGATATAACTAAATTAGATTTAATTACGGAAAAATCAGCGTGGGAGATATTTACATTTATGACTTACCTAATAGACTACAATTATGTCGAACGTACAAAGCTACAACGCGCTCATAGATAGATTCCACGCATTTGCGTCTGGACACTTTATTCTCAAAAGATTCTCACACGGACAGATTGAAGTTTCCGACCTTGAAAAGTTTGGTGAATATCCGTTCATGCACGTCGTTCCTTCGAACGTTACTTACGCGAAAGGTATGAAGACGTTTAGTTTTCAGATTGTCCTTGCAGACTTACCACGCGACAAAGAAGACAAACCCGAATACCAACGCGAGGTTCTTTCCGACCTTCAACGGATCGCTGAAGACTTGGTTGCTGAGATAACCAACCACCGCATGTTGTTTGGTGACTTAATCACGGTGCAAAACGTTTCGTTAGAACCATTCCTTGAGGAGTTTCAACACACGCTGACAGGTTGGACGATTAGTTTGGACTTACTTGTTCCTTATTATTGGGACGCGTGTTCAATCCCTGCAGAGTGGAACGATTTTTTTGAAAGCGGAAGCGGTGGGACAGGTTCGATTCTTTCATTCATTGATAGTATCACACGCGACAACAACGGCAACGTGTCGCTTGTCAACGACGAAGAAACACCAGCACCGAACTATTACTACGGAACGAATGGAGCAGGGGTGCGCGGTTGGTACTTGACGACGGACAACATCGGGTTGACGTGTGAAACGATAGGTGATTGTCAAACGATTATAGACATCGAAGCAGCCATTGACGCACTCGAAGAAGAAATACTTTTGAAGGCTGACATCAGTAGCATCAGCGCAGTTGGTTTCTCGAATGACTACAACGACTTAGATAATAAGCCAACAATACCAACGGCAACGAGTGACCTAACGAACGACGGAGCGGACGGTGTTAACCCATTCATAACGGCAGCCGATGTACCTGCTCAGGTGAATGCAGATTGGAACGCAACGAGTGGAGTTGAAGAAATTCTTAACAAACCAACACTAACAAACGGAACGGTTACAAGCGTAGGTTTAACAATGCCTTCCGCATTTAGTGTGGCGAATAGCCCCATTACAAGTTCAGGAGATATAGCAGTTACAGGCGCAGGAACGGTATCACAATATGTGAGAGGTGACGGTAGTCTTGCTAACTTTCCTTCGTCAACAGGCGGTGGTTCATCAGTAGCTTTCTATCTCAACGGATCGGTAGCGCAAGGAACGATTGGCGGTGTGGCTTTTAAGGAAATGGACAGAGTGCCAGTCTTAGGTGTTGGAACAGATTTCACCATAAACGCAAACGGCTACATTCAATCCTTCATCACAGACGCTAACGTTCCGAATCAGTTAGAGATACCAGCAGGAAATTGGAACTTCGAAACATATTTCAGCGCGTCAAGTAGCGGAGGTACACCTTCATTTTATGTGGAGTTATACAAGTGGAACGGTGCGACCTTATCATTGATAGCGTCTAACTCAGCTACTCCCGAAGGCATCACCAACGGAACGGCAATTGACCTTTACGTTAGCGCGTTAGCAGTACCACAAACGACGTTAGCATTAACGGACAGATTAGCGGTTAGAATCTACGTTACGCACTCAGGCAGAACGATTACACTACACACCGAGAACAGTCACCTTTGTGAAGTAATTACTACTTTCTCAACAGGCTTAACTGCGTTGAACGGCTTAACGGCACAGGTGCAGAACTTCGCAACTGGAACAGCAGGTACTGACTTTGGTATCTCATCGGCAACAAGCACACACACGTTCAACCTTCCAACGGCAAGCGCAGCGAATAGAGGCGCATTGAGTTCTGCGGATTGGACAACGTTTAATTCAAAAGTACCTGCTATACGCACGCTGACGATTAACGGAGTGACGTACGATTTAAGCGCAGATAGAACATTCACAATAGAAACAACTTCCGCAGGGAATTCACTATATTTATACTATAACCACTAAAAAATTATGCCAGCAAACTTTCAACCAATTTTCGCACTCACACCTGAAACGTCTTTCGCTACGGTAACGGCTGCAACAACTGACCGCACAGGCGCAACGATGACCAACACCGTTACGCTATTGACGGCAACCACTAACGGAACAAAAATAACACAGATAGGCGCAAAGGTAGCAGGGACAAACGCTGCTACTTTGGTGCTTATCTTCATTAGCGATACAACAGGAGCTAATTTCAAATTATTTGATGAGGTAACTTTGGCTGCAATAACAGCATCTACAACGGTGACATCACAAAGAGCAGTAAACACTTATTCAGACTTGCAACTTAAAGCAGGTCAAGTTGTAAAGGTTGGAACAACCGTTGCAATAGCAGTAGGTGTAAACGTATTTGCAGCAAAAGGAGACTATTAAAATGGGTGAAAATTTTGGTTTATTCAAAAGTTTTGGAGACAGACTTTTTGAAGGTGAAACACCTACTAACTTAGGATTGATTGGAAGTGTAAATATTTCTCCTTTATTATTAGATGCTTATCCCAATGCCGCTGTTGCATATTCACTTCGTTCATTAAGAAGCACTTATACAGGTAATGCTATTAGGGTTAGAAGAACAAGTGATAATACAGAACAAGATATTGGTTTTGCTTCAGGTAATTTAGATACTATTTCTTTACTTGCATTTTGTGGTGTTAGTAATGGATTTGTAACTACATGGTATGACCAAAGTGGAAATGCAAATAATGTAGTACAAACAACAGCAGCGAATCAAGCACAAATAGTAAGTTCGGGAAGTGTAATTTTGCAAAATTCAAAACCTACAATGTTATTCGATGGTGTTAATGATAGTTTTTTATCTACGGTGGCAGTAGATCCGTTATTTATTACCGCAGTCAACTCACCAAATACAACAGGGGTATATAAAACATTAATGGGAGCAGATGCAAGCGGTGTAACTGCAGCAGGTTCTATTTATTTTCAATATTCAGATTTAACAAGAAATGCTACTTTTTCAAGAAAAACATCAGTAGACAGTGGAGGCGCAAGTGATTTTCAAGCAAGGTCAATTACTTCTGAATTAAATAATGTAATGAATTTAATGACAGGGACAAGAACATCAACGGTAATTCAAGTATTTACAAATAATGCTTTGAAAGGAAGTGATACGACAACAAATCCATTAGCTTCATTAGGCGGAACAGATAACGGTAAATTTCGTTTAATGGCAGGGTATTTTAGTAGCGCAGTAACTGACTTTTTGCAAGGAAATTTAAGTGAATTTGTTGCTTATACATCTGACCAATCTTCAAATAGAACAGGAATTAATACAGATATAAATACTTACTATGCAATATATTAAAGGTTACCAATACACTACCGAACAAGAAGCAATCAATGCTCGTGAAGCGTGCGATGCTTACTACGGCATACCAATTAGTCCCGAAGACGTTACACAGAATTGGGTTGACTATCAATTTGCAGAATTAAATACTCCGCATTTTTGGTACATAACTTATAACGAATCTTTGTTGCCTATTCTTGGAATACCAATAGACTTGGAAATAGTAACACCTGAACGAAGTTAAATAAATGCCTAACGAACAGAGCGCACCAAACTTCTTCGCGGTAGTCAATGAAATGGCTCAACGCTTTGTTGAGTTGATGCAGTCCGATTACCGATTAAAGCGGAAGGTGGGACGCAACTACACGAATGCGGTTTCAAGTGGTACGCTCGTAAAGTCGTTAGCTTATAGGTTGAAGGTAAAAGGAAAGTCAATAGACATTTCAATCTACGCAAAGGGTAAAGCGTCGCAATACTTTCTCGCACGTGAGAACGGACGCAGAGCAGGAGCGACACCGCCACCAGTAAGCGCTATTCTTGATTGGATGCGATTGAAGCCTATCAAGTTACGCGACAAGGAAAGCGGTAAATTCAAGAAACCAACGGAAGCACTCAAAAGACAAGTGGCTTTTTTAATTGCTCGCAAGATAGGCAAGGAAGGTATCAAAGGGTGGCACGCATTCGACTACGCCTACGAAAACATTTGGGACGAATACGAAGCAAAGGTGGTAGCAGCATACGGAAAGGACTTCAGCGCAACGTTAGAAAATCAACTAAAAGAAATATAATAATGGCAATTACAATAGACGACCAACCATACCAATACACTCCAGTCGGACAACGATTGATGCTTGTCGCATCTTCAACCAACGTAGCCAACGCAGGCTTTCGTTTCGTGTTCGACTTCGGTTCATTTCAGGTCAACGTACAACCTAACGCAGCCAACAAAGGGGTGTTGGATTTAGCACCGATATTTCGTGAACAACTACAACATGAAGCTGCGTTGTTAACGTCGTCAACAGACACAGAAAATTCAAGCGTTGCGTTTATCAGCTGCACGATTAAGGAAGGTTGGTTGATTAGCGGAGTGTTCACAGTAAGCGGTTCGGGCATGGCTGACATCGACGACGTTTACGCGTTCCTTGCTGAATATCAAGTGGCTGACGGTTACAGACCAAACCCAAACACACGCTACGCGCTCGACGGAATCACGAAGTATTTAATGAGCGAAAGAAATGTAGACACGCACAAATGGAGTGAAGCAGCAGCGCGCGGGTTGTCGAGCGACTACGTGTACATACCAACTCGCGTGGCTGACTATGGTCTTTTGTACGCGCCTTCAGCAACTATGATTCTACAAGATAACGATTTTGACATAGTGGTTTTTTCTTCGTACGACGACAGCGACACTTTAATTGACACGCAGTTTTTAGCGTTATCGAACAACTCGTCAATCGTCAATGTCATTGGTGGCTTTTACGCCAACATAGATTTATGGGGTGCATTAAATTTAACAGGTGCAAAATACTACACTATACAAATTGGAAAAGAAATTGCGTTCCCTGTTTACACACCTGCTTCACGCGTGTATTGTTTCTATATTGTTCCTGACGATTGTCGCTTTGACAATGTGCGTTTGGGTTGGACGAATACTGTTGGCGGTACTGATTACTTCAACTTCACGAAGAAGTCGGAATTGTCGTTCAACTACGATCGTAAGCAATATCAAAAAGTTGTTGGTAGTTACAACACAGCGACGTTTGATTTCAACACCTACGACAGAGGCACAACAGACCGCTACGTCACAACGACGAAAGGACTACAAATTAACAGCGACTGGGTAAGCGTTGGAGAGTTCGAATTGTTACAAACGCTTTGCCGTTCAAACGACGTGTTCATAATCAACGACGACGGAACAATGACACCTGTCTTAGTCGACACGCAGAACTTTGTTATCAAGGACGAAAGATATTCAAAACTTTACAACGTAACGTTGAATCTTAAATACTCTCAACCTGTTGGCTTATGATGAATCAAGTAATTCTAACGCTAACAGACAGCAACGGCAACAGCGCGATTCTCGACCTTTACGAGAACGAGAAAATGCACTTGAACTATAAGTTCACCGACATCACCGACTTTGCTTCCGTTGGTAACTACTCGCAAGAATTTCGTATTCCAGCAAGTGCAACGAATGTAGATTTCTTCGGAGCAATTTTCAACGTTAATTTCGACGGGTGGTTTGACTTCCGCAAAAAGGTTGATGCGGTGCTAACAGTTAACACGATACCAATTGCAAGCGGACATATTCAAGTTAAAAAATTGTACTGGCAGAGTGGTAAGTTGTTCGAATTTGAGATTGTGTTCTTCGGTGAAGTACCAAATCTCGCGCGTCTTCTCAACGAGAAAAAGTTGAAAGATATTAATAGCATTATCTTAGGTGACCTTGACTACGATTTGCTTCACGCGAACGTAGAAACACCGCCCAACGAACACACTATATTGACGCTTTGCGACAAGTGGAATTTAACCGCAAGTAATCCAGAAGGACAACCTGTTTATTCAACCGTTCTCGCAGGGCAACCGACTTACAAACCGCTTTATGTTGGACACTTAACACCTGCCGTGAAGGCTCAATATCTGTTCGACGAGATAATGAACGATGCAGGCTTGCAGTATTCGAGTGACTACTTAGGCGACATACTTGAAAACGTTTATGTTCCTTTTGTAAACGGACAATACTTGAATAGTTCGTTAGGATTAAATGACAATGCTGCAAATCTTGCTCTTGCTTCAAACGTGAACGGATTGACATTTGCGCCTTCAAACAACATTTACAATTTATACAGCGCGTTAACGGAATACGAAGACGCAGGTCTAAATTGGAGTGCTGGTGTTTTTACCGTTCCTTATACGGCTCAATACTCATTTAACATTGCAGCAAATGGACGTGTAAACACTTTGAACGGTGAAGATTTTGGAAACTATCCAGTTAAGATATTAGTTTATGTTAACGATGTTTTTACTTACGAATACGAATTACTTCAAACAAGTTATTTATTCTTTTTGAATACAACACAAACCTACGCTTTCAATGGAGGTGATACGGTTAAATTCAAATTGCAAATTTTACCACAAGATTCAACCGCAGGGACATTCACTTGGGACGTTGATTTGTTTGGTGTTGGTGGCGTAAATCAATTCGGTTGTGGTGTTGAGATTACAAGTATAGGAACAGCACTAACAGGCGACACTTGTCTTATGGAGTTTAATGCTCCAGACATGAAGCAAATTGATTTCATGACGTCAATTCAAAAGATGTTCAACCTTGTTTTCGTGGCTGACAAGACGCTACCAAACACTTTGCGTATTGAACCAATGGTTGAGTACATCGCAAGCGGTAATACGTTAGATTGGTCGCAGAAGTTGGACTTGTCGAAAGACATCATGTACTCGCCAACGACAGACCTTCAAAAGGCGAAGTTTTCTTTTACATACACCGAAGACGGAGATTACTTCAACGGAATATACAAGGACAACGGACGCATCTACGGACGTTATGAGGTGACTGAATCAGATTTCGAAGTGATTAACGAGTTCGCGACAGGCGAAGAAAAAGTTGAGTTAGCATTTGCGTCTACACCTTCAGCACCTGTGGAAAATACAGACGTGGTTGTCCCTAAGTTCTTAAACTCAGAAGGTCAATTCGTACAACCAAAACCACGCATACTATATTACTTCGCAGACTTCTTTGTAAATATGTACGACGAGGTGAGCGGTGACGTAATTCAAACGGCTGTGAAGTGTCTAAACAACTATTCTGTCATGAACGCAACGGTGTCAGATAGCGACCTTAACTTCGCTCCCGAAATACCACCGCATACAATCGTAGCGAACCCATACAACAACTTATACAACCGTTGGTGGAGAAACTACTACCGCGAACTATTCGACGGACAAGCGCGCATCTTAGAGGGAATGTTTGCACTAACATTAAACGACATTTTTACGTTTCAATTCAGCGATAAGATTTGGATAATAGATTCTTATTGGCGCGTAATGGATATTCAAGGCTACGTCGTAGGTGAACAAGACATGACGAAAGTAAAACTCATTCGTGTCTTAGACATCAACAACGATTGCGACATTATACCTGTGTCGGCTAACCTCGACCAATCTTTGAATTGGGAAAGACCGAACGGAGATCCTGCGGTAGTGACGCAAGACTGTTGTCTTCGTTTTGGCTACAACTGGAACTCCGCAAAGAACGATTGTTTCTCACAACCAAACAACGGAACACGTTCATTCATCACTCAACAAGTACCTTCGTTAGCACCAACACGCTTTGGTGCGCCTGTTAATTTTAGCGGTGCGATTAGTCAACCAGTTAGAACAATTACTACCGACTACGTTGTAACGAATTTTGACAGAATGATTTTCGCAGATCCGACCGCAGGCGGCATAACGATTTACTTACCTTCTGCAACAACAACGGCAGGACGTGAATTTATTATTCAACGCGTTGTAGCAGGTGCAAACCCACTAACGATTCAAGCATACACAGGAGAAACGGTTGAAGGTAGCGGAAGCGTTACGTTGAGCGCACCTGGTGACACAATAACAATAATAAGTAATGGAAGCAACTTCAAAGGAACAAGTACAAAATAAAGCAGGCGCGATGGTTGCCTGTTTAGAGTTCATTAAGTTGAACGTAAAAAGTGAAAGCGAGTTCGGAAGGATTGCTAACGGCAAACGTAAGTTGCAAATGTGGAAGCGCTACGCTTGGAAAGTTACACGCATTTCCGTAAACGTAGCCATTTGGATATTTATTTTATATAAACTACTCTCATAATGGCAAACACAATAGATTTAGTTGTAACCACCAATGCCGTCACCGTCCTTAATAAGACGAGTGAAGCGGCAGAAAATACAGCGAAGGGATTTACAAGTGCAAAGGCAGAACTTCGTGCGCTGAACAATCAGTTGCTCACGATGGACCAGACGAGCGAAGCGTTCAAAGTAGCGTCTAAAAGAGCAGCGGAATTAAAGGACAACATTTCCGATTTAGGTGCTGAGATTAACGCTAATGCAGGTAACGCGTTTGAAGGTCTTTCGAACAACGTTGGTTTGTTCGGTTCACGTCTTATGTCGCTCGACTTAAAAGGAGCAGGACAAGCGTTGAGTGGAATGGGCGCGGCAGTTGGTCGCATTGATTTTAAGACATTAAAAGAAGAAGTTGGTGGTCTTACAAAAGGACTTGCAAATCTTGGGAAGGCAGTTCTTGCTAATCCGTTCTTTTTGGCAGCAGGCGCATTAGCGGCAATGATTGTTTACTACAAAGAAATTGGGGATTTAATAAACGGAACGGCTGAGAAAGTTAAGAAACTTGAAGAATCAAATGTTGTCTTAGACAAGCAAAACCAAATTTTAGACGCTCGCATTAACAAAGAAAAAACGTTATACGGAGAAAGTTCAAAGACGCTTGAACTTGAAAAGGAGAAAGCACGAAATAATATAAGTGTTGCTGAGAATGAACTTGCTATTGCAAGAACAACTGGCGACATCAATGTAATTCGTGAGAAAGAAAATAAGTTAATTGAGTTGCGAAACTTGTTAAGCGGAATAACTAACAAAGGTGAAGCGGACAGATTAAAGGGAATTGAAAAGGCGAGAGAATTAACTATTGCAGGATATAAAGAAGAACAAGAAAGAATCAAAGCAATAGCTGAATTTGAAGATTTAAGAGCGCAACAACTTGGAGTAATTGCACAAAAACAAATACAAATAAAAGCATCTTTACAAACAGAAGCGTTATTTGGTCAGCAGCAATACGAAACAGAGAGAGCAAACTTTGTTCAAAAGGATATTGAAACAAAACAGACTTTAGTTCAAAGTGATAAACAAAAACAACTTCAAATTGAGTTAAACAAACTTTTAGAAGAAGAAAAAATTATTCGTAATGCTAAACTTGCTATTGCTACTGAAACAACTGTTGAAGACTTAAAGGCAAAAGACAAACAAAAAGAAGCAACAGAAAGAGAAAAAACACAATTTCAAGAAATTAAATCTTTAGGTCTTCAAAGAATTGAAGTTAATGAAGTTGTAGTAAATAACATTATTTCGCAAGAAGAAAAACTTTCAAAGGCAATAATTGAATCGCAAAAGAAAGTTGAACAACACCAACGCGAGATAACAGCGAAACGTTTGCAAATGGCTTCCGATGCGTTTGGTGCGTTAGGTGCGTTAACAATGGCTTTTGATGCAAAGAGTGAAACGGCAGCAAAAAATCAATTTAAGATAAACAAAGCGTTCTCTTTATCGCAAGCAATTATTAACACTTATCAAGCTGTTAACGCTGCATTAACGGCAGGTGGTAACCCTGCTAAACTTGCAACAGGAGCGCAATTTGTTGAAGCTGGTATTGCCTTAACGGCAGGTCTTGCAAGTGTTGTAAAAATTCAACAAACTAAATTTGGCGGTGCAGGTGTCGGAGGTGGTTCAAGTATTCCAACAAGTGGAGGCGGTGGTGGAACAACAGCACCTTCACCTGCGAACTTTGCCTTCTTAGGTATGCAACCAAACCAACAACAACCACCGCTTCAGGCATACGTCGTTGGAGCGCAAATGTCAAGCAACTTAGAAGCACAACAATTAATTCAAAACCAATCACGATTAGGAGGATAAAAACATGAAAAAAATTAAAGTTATTGAATACGGAATTGACGACGCAGGATTGCTCGGAGTGTTCGCAATCTCAGTTGTTGAACAACCTGCAATCGGTGTTGACTTCGTTGCGCTTTCAGAACAACACTCTGTAAAATTCAAAGAAGATTTTAGAGGTCTTCTTTACGGTGCGTTACTTATTCCCGACCAACTCATTTACCGACGCGACGACAAGACGGAAGAAGAATACTACGTAAAGTATTCAAAGGACACAATTCGCGCCATTGCTTACAATTACTTAAAGCAAAACATGACCAACAACGCAACCGTTGAACACGCGAAAACTGTTGAAGGTGTGTCGTTGGTTGAAACGTGGATCATTGAAGGCGAAAACGACAAGTCTAAGAACTTCGGCTTCGACCTTCCAGAAGGAACGTGGTTCGGTTGCATGAAAGTCGAGAACGACGAAGTGAAACAACAGATTCAAAACAAAGAAGTGTTAGGTTTCTCAATCGAAGGAAACTTTGCCGTTGAGAAAGAAATGTACATGAGTAAGCACGAAGAATTTACTGTCATTCTTGACGAAATAAACGAACTTCTCAAAGGCGAGTAATGAATATCGAAGCAGGTGGTTTCCTGAAGGTTGAACTATTCAACGACGACGCTAACCTGTTTCTTAACGCACTCACCAAGATAACGGACGAGAGCGGTAAAATGGGGTTCAAGTCTTATGGATTGACAGAGGACGAAATGAAGACGCTAAACGCTATACTTGATTCATTAGGATAAAAAAACGGAGGGTAACTACTCCCTCCGTCAAACCTAAAAATCAAAATCAACCTATGAAAAGCCGAATTGTGAAACAAATATACGAGTTTTTCTATTTAGCTACTAAACATTTAATAAACACTTATATGAATTTACGAGAAAAAGTAAATGCACTATTCGCAAAACACAATGTTAGCCTATCTGCTGAAGAAGTAGTTGAGGTTAAACAAATGGTTGAGGCGATTCTTGCAGACGGAACGAGTATCTACTCGGACAGCGACACATGGGCGCCTGGTGTTCGTGTATTATCGAAGGACGCAGACGGCAACGAGGTTGTTGTAGCTGACGGAGAGTACACAACAGCCGAAGGGGTTATTGTAGTCGTTGCTGACGGTCTACTTGTTGAATTGAAGCCAATGGTTGAAGAACCAGAAGTGGAAGTTGAAGTAGAAGCTGAAAAGCAATCTACTGACGAATCATTAAACGCAGAGGTTGAAGGACTTCTTTCGTTGGTTGCAAAACTAGAAAGCGAACTTTCAGAAGCTAAAAAAGCTAATGAGAATCTTTCAAGCGAAGTAACAAAATTAAGCGCACAGCCTGCCGCTACTTCAATTAAAGAAGTAAAGCAAGCAAAAGTAAACACACCTTCTAAAAGCTACAACAAAATGTCAGCTGAGGAACGTTTCTTATTTCACTTAAACAAATAAAAAAATAAAATAAAAAATGGCTACTACAACATCATTAACAACTACCTACGCAGGTAGAGAAGCAGCAGGATATATCCGCGCTGCATTTTTAAGCAACGAATCGCTTGCTGCTGTTACTTTCAAAGAGAACATCGAGTACAAACAAGTTGTTCGTAAATTAGTTGATTCTATCACTTTCGCTAACGCGACTTGTGACTTCACTCCAACAGGAACAGTAACACTTACTGAGCGTATTTTGACTTTGGAGAAATTCCAAGTTCACAGACAAATGTGTAAGAAAGACTTTTTGATTGATTGGGAAGCTAAGTCTGAGCAAAACGGAAATCTTCACGCTTCATTGACTGACGCTATTATTGCTAACGTTTTAGCAGGTGTTGCAGCAAACAACGAAGTATTGATATGGCAGGGTGTTAACGCAACAGCAGGTCAGTACGACGGTTTCGAAACTTTGTTCTTAGCTGACGGTACTGTTCTTGACGTATCTTCTCCTGAAGCTATCACTTCTGCAAACGTTATCGAGGAAATGGGACGTTTAGTTCTTACCCTTCCAACGCGCGTTCGTCGTGCAACTGAGAAGCCTGTAATCGCAGTTTCTTCAAATGTTGCTGAAGCATACAGAAGCGCAATTCTTGGACTTGGCGGTGGTTACTACCTTTATCAAGGAGAATCAGTTGTTATGAACTGGCAGGGACAGTATGACGTTATCGAATGTCCTGGTATGTCTGACGACACAATGGCTTTCTATCAGAAGTCTAACCTATGGTTCGGTACTAACTTACTTGACCAATGGAACACGGTGGCAGTTTTGGATATGTATGCACATGACCTTTCTGACAACGTTCGTTTTGCAGCTTCTTTCTTCGCAGGTGTACAATACGGTTTCGGTAACGAGATCGCGTTCTACCAATATACTGCATAATTCAACCATTCTAACCCTTGCATATAGAGAGGTAGCGGCTAAACACCGCTCCTCTTTTGTGCTAATAAAAACATACAAATATGGCATGTGAATTAAGCGCAGGTTTTACACTCGATTGCAAAGACGGCATCGGTGGAATTAAGCAAATCGTTTTGGTTGACAAAACAGAGGTGACGTCTTTCACTTTAGACGGAAGCGAAATTGTAACTGCAATAAACGGTCCTGCAGGTGGTGATTTGTACACATACGAATTACCAACGCAAACAGGTTCTTTCGAAGAAACAATCAACTTCAACCGTGATGCAGGAACTATTTTTTACACGCAGACGGTAAACGTAATGTTAAACAAATTAAGCGCGGCAAAGCGTCTTGAATTGCAAAGCGTTGCACAAGCTCGCGTTATTGTTTTCGTTGAAGACACGAACGGCAATTGGTGGGCTGTAGGTTACGAATACGGAGCAGACCTTTCAACGGGAACGGCTGCAACAGGAACAGTTTTGGGTGACATGAACGGCTACACATTAGCGTTCACACACGAAGCTGCAAAGCGCGCTTACAAATTGAGCGGTGCCCCTTCGACAATTCTTGACTAATCAAAAAACTTTTACACATAGAGGGGCAAAGCGTCCCTCTGTGATGTAATTTTAACGTAAAGGAAAGATAGAATGGTTTATCTCAACACAAATACAGCGAATCAATACGCGTGGCTTTCGTTAGACGAAGGACGTGCTTATTTCAATGTAGCCTTTACTCATTACCTTCTTGTCATGACTTACGAAATGACAGGTGAACAATTAGCGCAAGTGGTAGAAGTAATAAACGAGAACGAACGCGTAACTAAAATAAGACTAACAACTGTTGGTTTGGTCGATGCAGGACGTTATCATTACGAAGTGTACGGACAAAACAGCAGCAGCAATATAGATCCAACCAATGCTTCCGTTTTGGGATTGATTGAAAAGAGTTTAATGATACTTCAAGACGGAACTATTTTCTTTGACGTTTCTTCACCGACAATTCCTGTCGATGTAATTTATACAGGTGCATAATATGAGCAACATTCAAGCAATAAATTTATCAGCATACCAACCAGTTGAAGCAATTGAAACGGAGAATCGTGCAGGTTGGATTAACTACGGACAAAACAATTTATTTCCGCAGCACCTAATCACGCTTTATTACAACAGCCCTATTCATAACGCATTGACGAACTCAATTGCTTACATGATTGAGGGACAAGGAACAGGAACGATTCTTGACAACGCTTTACAAGGTATCGCGTTCGACTTAAAGTTGCAAGGTTCATTTTGTGCAGAGGTTATTTGGTCGTTGGACTTCACTCGCATTGTACAAATCAACCACTTGCCTTTCGAAAATTGCAGACTTGCATACGACAAAGACGAAGACGATATTACAGGAATTTTCTATTCAAAAGATTGGGCAAATACAAGAAGTAAAAAAGGTAAACCCGAATTTATTCCCGCGTTCAATCCTTCAATCGCGCAAGAACAACCGCGTCAAGTTATTTACGCACACGGCATGATGGCAGGTTCTTCGTATTACGCGAAGCCTGACTACTTCGGTGCGTTGAATTACGTTGAGTTGTCTTATCAAATGGGAATGTACCACGTCAACAATATCTTAAACGGTTTGTTTCCTTCGTTCATCATTAACTTCTTAAACGGCATACCGCAGAAAGAAGAACGTGAAGCTATTCGTCGCGAATGGGAAACACGTTTGAGTGGAGCAAGTAACGCTGGTAAGTTCTTAATGACTTTCAACGAAGATCCTTCACGCGCTCCACAAATCGAATCGTTTCCTTTGTCGGACGCAGATAAGCAATATCAATTTTTATCCGAAGAAACAGCGAAGCAAATCATGGTAGGACACCGCGTTGTGTCGCCATTGATTCACGGAATTAGAGATACAACAGGATTTGGTTCGAACAAAGATGAAATGGTTGTTGGTTTGGAGATATTCAACAATCAAGTTATCAAGCCATATCAAAGAATCATTGAGCGTGTTTTCACTCCGATTTTAGGAGAGATAAATATCGAAATGAATTCGCCATTCAACGACGAAGTTTTAGTTGTTGAACCAACGGTGCAAACTGCTGAATTAAAAAAAAAAGTAGTTGCTGCTGAGAATGACTTTTCAGACGAACAAGGTCGTGTTTGGATTAACGCGCTAAAAGAAAAAGGTGAAGTTGTTGACTTAGAGGAATGGGAATTGTTAAGCGAAGAAAACGTTACAGATCCACACAACGAAGCTAATTTCAGACAGGAATACATGAGTGTTCGCGATTACGCAAACGCTGACGAGAGGTCTCCATTTGGTGATACAGGACTTTACAAATTACGTTACGCTTATTCACAAAATTTAAGCGAAGACAGTCGTGAGTTTTGTCAAGAAATGGTAGGCTTATCACAATCAGGATTATCATTCCGTTTTGAAGATATTCAAGATATGAGTGACGCTGGAATAAACGGAGAATTTGCTCCACAAGGAAGTTCAACTTACAACATATTTATTTGGAAAGGTGGCGCGTTTTGTCATCACTTCTGGAAGCGTCAAATCTACATTAGAAAGAGAGATTCAAAAGGACGTATTTTGCCTAACGACGGATTAAATAATGATAAGCGCGTAGGTAACAACCCTTTCGTACCACAAAAAGGCGCAGAAGGTGTTGCGCCAATTAACACACCCTCACGAGGTTCACTTAAATACTCATAAAAAATGGCACTACAACCCGAAGTTCTTTTAATAGACGAAAATTACATAAAAAAGTACAGTTGGATTAACGGCTCGGTTGATCCGTTGCTTCTTTATCCTGCTATCTATTTGGCGCAGGACAAGTACGCACAGTTGTATTTGGGAACTGACCTTTACAACCGTATCAAAGAAGACGTTGTCAACGACGATATCACAGGCGCATACGCAACGCTTCTTGACAATTACTTGCGTCGTATGATAATGTGGTGGACAATGTACGAAGTGTTGCCTCATTTGTACGTTAAAACAGACAACGGAAGTTTAGTAATTCGCACAAGCGAAGACACTCAACCTATCTCACAAACCGACTTGCAGAACTACCGCGATCAAGCGCGTCAACAAGCTATGTTTTACACGCAACGCATGGTTGACTTTTTGTGTCAGAACAGCGCAGACTTTCCAGAATACTTGACGAACACAACGAATCAAATATGGTCGCAGACAAATGTTTATCCGTCGAACGCTTTCGAGATTAGTTCAGGACGCGACCGCATGCCGTACGAATATCGCAGACCAGGCTTAGGTTGGATTAGATAACTAAAAAATAAAACATGGCTACAAGGGGACGAAAGAAAGACATGGTAAAACAAAAGATTTACGAGGAGAAATTCCGTAAGTATTTAGTAAGAAAAGAAAAACAAATAAAGAAGTTGTCGAATGAAAGTTAACGAGGAAGGTTATTCACTGATTAAGAAGTTTGAAGGTTGTCGATTGAAGGCTTATAAGTGTCCTGCTAACGTGTGGACGATTGGCTACGGAAATACTTTCTACGAGAATGGCGATAAGGTAAAAGACAGCGATGTAATAACGCAACAACGTGCGGACGAATTAGCCAAGTTTATCATTGACCAGTTCGCTGTTTCGATTGCACCGTTCATTTTGCAACCACTCAACGACAACCAATTTAGCGCGTGTGTTTCGTTAGCGTACAACATCGGAACAAGTGGGTTCAAACGTTCGTCGGTATTTAAGAAACTAAACGTCAACCCTAACGACGCAACAATAGCTGATTCTTTCAAACTTTGGAACAAGGGCGGTGGTAAAGTTTTAGCAGGTTTAGTTCGTCGTCGTGAAGCTGAGATACAACTATACTTCAAATGAACACAGAAACCGAAATAGCTTTGATACACGAACAACTTCAAGGAATGGACAAGAAGATTGACCGCATCTACAACGTGTTAATCGGTGACGACCAAATGAAAATTGAAGGTCTTGTTAGCAAGGTGCAGAAGCACGACAAGTACATTCAGAACCAACGCTTGCAGGTTGCTCGTTTGAGCGGTATTGCAACAGCCGCTGGTGTCATTGGAGGCTTAATCGTTCAGTTCATTGTCAAAGTTTTATGAAGGAGAAACTTAAACTTTGGGTTAAGGAATTAGTATCAAGTTCAACGAAAGTTTCAAGTAAAAGAATAATTGCTATATTTGTCGTCATTAACTTAATCGTTTTTAGTTATGTTGCAACTTTTACGACCTACATTATTCCGATTGCGATGTTCGACACACTCGCATTGTTAAGTGGTGGTTTGTTTGGTGGTGCTGTGATTGAGCGATTTTCAAACCAAAAATCAAATGGCGGGACAACACAAGACAATAGCGAGAACAACGGCTGAACAAATTTGCTCACGCTTTCCAGAAACACCTTCGCTAACTCTTGCGAAGAAATTGTTTTCAGAATATCCTGAAATGTACAATGACATCGAACACGCAAGAACAACCATTCGAATAATTCGCGGTAAGATTGGTGCGAAAAATAAAAAAGAATTAGCAGATAAGTCTTTGGTTGATGAAAAACCACGACCATTGAACCCATTTGCACTACCAAAGTCGTACGCTAAAAAACGCAGACACGTCGAAGTGAAGGGAACGAAGTTCTTAATTCTTTGCGATTTACACTTTCCATATCAGGACAACGAAGCTATTGAGTGCGCTATCAACGAAGGATTAAAGCAAGGTTGTGATTCAATCATATTGAATGGTGATGCGTTAGATTGTCACATGATTAGCGACTTTGTTAAAGATCCCCGCAAAAGAAAATTCAAAGACGAACTTTATTCAATCCGTCAATTTCTTGCGTCGTTAAGACACACGTTTCCGAACGCAAATATCTATTACAAAGAAGGCAACCACGAAGAACGTTATTGGAGATACATGAGAATTAAAGCACCTGAGTTATTCGACATCGACGCGTTCGACTTTCCTTCATTGACGCATTGCGACAAGCACGACGTGAAATGGATTGACGGAAAGAGCAAACTAAACATCGGAAAACTTTCAATCTTTCACGGTCACGAGTTCGGCAAACAATTCCTTCCGTCGGTTAACGTAGCGCGTGGTTTATTCATGAAGACTAAGGTGTCCGCGCTTTGCGGACATCACCACCAAACAGCAGAACACAACGAGCGCGACGCTAACGGAAAGTTTATCACTTGTTGGGGTGTCGGCTGCCTCTCTGAGTTGTCCCCAGATTACAATCCGTATTCAAAATACAATCACGGATTTTGCATTGTAGACAAAGGAGCGAATGGTAATTATAGCGTTAAAAATTACAGAATACACGAAGGAAAAATACTATGAACAGAAATATACTCGCTGCAATACTGTTGTTTTTTGGAACGTCTATTCTTTGGTTGCTACTTTGTTGGCATTGGTGGGGTTGTACGGATAAAAAGAACGTACAAGAAAACGTACAAACTCAAGATAGCATCATAAATTACAACGCAGGTGAATACCAGATGCTACTCGAAGAACAATTAGAACTACAAGAACAAATTGCTTATTATGAAAATGCTCAACTTACAGCCAAAACCACCTATCAAAGAACTCGTTCTGCTATTGTTGTTCGAGATACTATTTATAGGGTTGATGTTATCCATTTAGTGAACAGTTGCGACAGCGTTATTGCGTCCGATTCTCTTGTTATTGACAACTTGAAAGAACAATTAAACATCGAAGAAGAAAAGATTGACAACTTGCAAGAAGTGGTCGTTGCTTATGAACAGAAAGAAGACATATTGACCGAAGAAATAAACACTTTGAATGCTGAAAAGAAAAAGTTGGAGAAACAAAAAAAGCGCAGAAACCACGCCTTAGTTGTAACATCGTCCGTCGCTATTTTGTCAACGTTTGTTCTGTCAATTTTACTTTAGATTCAGGAATAAAAAACTTCATCGAGAACTGGATTGCTTCGCTTAAAAAAATGTTGCGACTGTTCTCACCTCTCTTTTCGTCTATCTCGTTCCACAGGTCTTTGTGTAAGTACACGCAGATACCTTTCTTAGTTTTGCTCTGTGCCATTTGTTCCATTTTTAGACATCATTGAACCTATCATTAACGCTAAGTAGATTTTCTCTTTTGCGTTTAAGTCTTTCCGCTGTGAAAGTTCCAGAAGGATGTCGCCGAGAATCTTTCCTTGTTGAAAGTAGGTTGCGATTGAATTGACGATTTCTCGCTCACGATCGTAAGTCATTTTGAGCGTTTCATAAAGGGGTGTTTGTTTCATTCTTGTTTGTTTTCTATTTGTTGTTTTACTTTATAAGCCCATTCAATTACTTCTTTATGTTCTGTCATATGTTCAATTAACGCATCTAATTCAATTTGACACGCGTGTTTTATTACTTTTACAGGAGTGTTTGGATTACGGGCGCTGCTTCTTTCAAAAATTTCATCAGCATATTGCTGTATAAATTGCTCCATTGTTAAACCTTTACAGGCTTCTTCTATTTCATCGTACCCAAAGGCTTCTGTTATTTTCATTATGCTAAATTATTAAATTGTTTTTATCCTACAACGTATTGTCCATAACTTGGATTGAGTTCGAAGTACATTCGCATCATGATAGCGTCGGCAACGTCTGGACTAATTCCTTCGCGGTTCTTGATAACGTCCTTCGGTGTTACCTGCAACTTTCCGTCTACGTCAGCGCGGTGTCGTTTAATCATTTCGAGCTCACGAACTATCTGTTCTTTGCGTGTACTGGATAGAATTGTGAGCCGATTCTCCTCTACATATTGAGCCAATTTATAGTAACACTCGCTTTTCAAATTTTGGTATTGTGGATGCTTTGGTTTTGATCCATTGACGAACCCACGACACTTAAGAAAATCAACTACTCCACCACCTACTCCGTCTTCGTCGCACACTACGTCTTGTAACAAAATGTTGTGTGTATTTGTTACGACGCGTATGCGGTTAACGACTTCGTCCAACGCAGCACGATTCATTTCAATTATGTCGATGATAGTTAGACCTTCCCAAACGCAGATGATTGTCCTGTCCTTACCAAAACGCGCTATATCGGCTGTGATATACTTCTTTCCTTCATTGATTACTTCGTTGCGAAACATTCGAAGTAAGTTCTCCGTTTGAAACAACTTGTCGCTATCGTCGTCGAACTCCCAGTTGCCTTCTAAAAGTCTTTTGCGGTCGTATTCAGGAAGGCGTCGGAGTGATTCAATGTAAGCAACAGGAAGAAACGGATTGTCCTGCGGTAACGCTTGAACAAATGCGCGGTGTGAAGGTAGTTCGTTGCGGTTATTCTTCATGTAGAACTCGTTGTAAAGCCACCCCTTCGCAGGATTGCAGGACAAGAAACCTTTTGGAATTAACCCAAACTCGTTTAGTTTATAACGGCATCTGGAGTGAACAATGCTTACCGCTTTTTCTGTTACTTCGGAACACTCGTCAATAAAGTAGTCTGTAATTTCTAACGAACCAAGACTATTGAAGTTAACGTCCGAAGGGTACGCGAATAAGTCTTTCAAAACTATTTCGCTTCCGTTGAAGAACTTTATTACGTTGGATTGTCCGTTGAAGGTGTAGTGTTTATTTGCTATCAATCCGAATTCTTCAGCCGTTTCAAAGAACGTGTTTAACGTTGTCTTTTTCAGCGTGTCTAATTTGCTACGTCCAATAAGAGAACGCGTCCCTGCGTACTTCAAACGTCGCTGTATCTGCCACATACAACCGAACTTCGTCTTCCCACCCCCTGCCGCGCCACCGTATAATAACTGTTCAACGATGCTGTCGGTGTTCAAGTAGTTCAACGCTTCAATCTGACGCGGCAGGTATTCGGGTTTGTATGGATTCAAAATAGAGATAATTGATTTTCAACCACAGGACAAAGTTCGTCTTGAAGTATTTGAATTATACGGTTGTATCGTTGTTCTTCGTTACGTCCTTTCAATTGATTTATGAGTAATTCAATACCACCTTTAAACGCTTCGTCTTTGGTCTTATACAAGTCGTTGTCTGGTCGGTGGTGGTTAAATGTATGCGACCAACCTTCTTCAAATCCGTTAAACCTAATTCCATAACACCACAAATTATCGACTAAAGGAATCTGTTTAATAATAGCAGTTTCAACTTGCGCTTCATAACCTTTAATACACTTAAATGTTTTTAAGATAGGATTAAGACACGCTCCGTGTTCGTTGTAAATGAACTGGCTCATTGCTTTGACAAGTATAATTTATACAAC